ATTGACGCTGATGGACTTAATGAGGTTGATTTAGGTAATGGTTCTGCTTACAATCCAGAGGACGCACTAAGGTTATACTTCCAAACAGGTAGTGTAATAGGCAGAAGTTTCACTGGAGACGGAGACTTTAATAATGCTAGGGTTCCAATTCAAGAGCTAGCTAAGAACTCAGCACAAGGGAAAATATCCAGCTTAATAGGTAGTTACAATCACTACCTTCAGATGCTTAGAGATGTTTCAGGGCTAAATGAAGCAAGAGACGGCTCTATGCCAGATCCAAATTCATTGGTTGGTTTACAGAAAATGGCCGCATTAAATAGTAACACAGCAACAAGACACATACTAGATGCTAGCTTAGATATCAGTAGAGATTTAGCTGTGGCCTTGTCATCTAGAATATCTGATGCACTAGAGTATTACCCTTACAAGGAGGAGTTTGTTATGCAGATTGGTAAGTATAACGTAGACCTTCTTAACGATATAAAAGACTTACATATATATGACTTTGGTATATTTATAGAAATGGCTCCAGATGAAGAAGAAAAGCAACAGTTAGAGGCAAACATACAGGTTGCACTATCTAGAGATTCTATTGATCTTGATGATGCTATTGATATAAGAGAGGTTAGAGATACAAAACTAGCTAACCAATTACTAAAGGTTAAGAGAAAGAAAAAAGAGAAGAAGAGGCAAGAGTATGAGATGCAGAAGATGCAATCTCAACAACAAGGCCAGATGCAATCTCAACAAATGGCGGCTCAATCGGCGGCTCAAAAACTCCAGATGGAGACTCAGTCAGAGATGCAGATTGCGCAAGCAAAGGCAGGATTTGATATTGAGAGAATGCGTGGAGAAGCGCAAATAAAGTCTGAATTAATGAAACTTGAGTTTGACTTAAACATGCAATTAAAAGGTGTTGAAGTTAAAGCATTAAGTGACAGGGAAGATTTAAAGGAAAAATCTAAGGATAATAGAATAAGTAAACAGAACACACAGCAATCTAAGTTGATAGAACAAAGACAGAAGGATTTACCTCCAATAAACTTTGAATCAAACGAGGATACACTGGATGGTTTTGACCTAGCGGAATTTGAACCTCGCTAATAAATTAAATTAAATAATGCGTATTTTTGCGTTTTAAATCAAATTAAATATGGAATTAAAAGTAAAAGCGGTCCCAGGGCCCGGAGAAAAGTCTGTACAAGAAGTTGAAGAAACTTTATTGGAACAGCACGAAGAGACTACTACGGATGTTGAAGAAACAAAAGAAGTTGATCAACAACCTGTAGAAGAAGAAGTTACTACTGACGAAGAGGTTGTCAGTGAAGCCGAAGAATTCGGTGAAGAGGACGTTCTTTCATTTATTAAGAGTAAATATGACAAAGACATTGCATCTGTTGACGATTTGTTTTCTAAGGAAACACAGGAGTTACCAGAGGATGTGTCTGCGTTCTTAAATTATAAAAAAGAAACCGGTCGAGGTATCAATGATTTTATGAAGCTACAGGCTGATTTTGATCAAATGAAACCAGATCAGTTATTGCGTGATTATTATGCGTCTACGGAGGAAGACCTTGATTCAGAAGATATTGAATATCTTATGGGGGAGAAGTTTTCTTATGATGATGAACTAGACAGTGAGTCCGAGATTAAGCAGAAGAAGATCGCAAAGAAAAGAGAACTTGCTAAGGCAAAGAAATATTTTAACGAATTGAAGGAGACATACAAGGTCCCGGTTGAGTCAACTGGTAGTCCTGTCAATGATGATGAGTTAGAGTCTTACAACGCCTACAAGGAGTATATATCACAATCGCAAAATGTTCAAGAGGAGAATCAAAAGCGCTCTGAGTATTTTCAGAAAAAAACAGAAGAATTGTTCAACGATGAATTCAAAGGTTTTGAGTTTAACGTCGGAGATCAAAAGATGAGTTTTAGCCCTGGAGATGCAGTCGAAGTGAAGAAAGTTCAGTCTGACGTAAACAACTTTATATCTAGATACCTAGATGACCAAGGTGTTATCAAAGACGCAGCAGGATATCACAAGGCATTATCAGCAGCGATGAACCCTGATAAGTTAGCTGAGTTTTTCTACGAGAAAGGCAAGGCAGATGCTGTTGGAGATGTTTCAAGACAATCAAAAAATATAAACATGGATGTCAGATCAACACCTCAGCAATTAAAAGACAACTCAGAATTCAAGATTCGAGCCGTAGATCAAGACAGCGGTCGTGGTTTAAAAATTAAAAAACGTTAAACATTAAAAAAAACAAAAATTATGGCACTTACAGTGAACCCAACTCCTGGATTTAGCTTACAACCGACTCCGTCGCAAGTAGCTACTCCTGGATCTTACATTGCAGATTTTGACTTCTTAAGTCAATATCTACCTGATACGCACGAAGCAGAATTCGAGCGTTACGGAAACCGATCAGTCTCTTCTTTCTTACGTTTAGTAGGAGCTGAGATGCCTTCTAACTCTGACTTGATTAAGTGGTCTGAGCAAGGAAGATTACACATTAAATACACAAGCGTAACAAGCGCTGGAGCTGCAACAGATGACACGGCTGTCTTTACTATTGGTGATGCTGGAATTACAGCTGCAGCTATCAGAAAAGGACAAACAGTTATGATCTCTGATAACACTGATAATTCTACATTAAACAACAAAGGTATTGTAACTGCTGTTAGCGGACTTACTTTTACTGTTGCTTTTTACGAGGCAGGTGGTCAAGAGAACTACGCAGGATCAGTTACTGTATTCATTTACGGTTCTGAATTCAAGAAAGGATCTAACGGCATGGAAGGTGCTTTAGAGGCTGAGAGCGAAATTTTCGAGAACTCTCCAATCATCATCAAAGATAAGTACACTGTATCTGGATCAGATATGGCACAAATCGGATGGGTTGAAGTAACTACTGAGAACGGAGCAAGCGGATACTTATGGTACTTAAAGTCTGAGCATGAAACTCGTCTACGTTTTGAGGATTACTTAGAAACAGCTATGATTGAAGCAGTACCTGCTGAGGCTAACTCAGGTGCAATTGCTGCTACTGGAGATTTAGGAAACAAAGGATCTGAAGGTCTTTTATATGTACTAGAAAACAGAGGAAACGTTGCCGCTGGAGCTTTAGCTGATTTAACTGAATGGGACGCAGTTGTTGCTCGTTTAGATAAGCAAGGGTCTATTGAAGAGAACGTATTATTTGTTGATAGAACTTTCTCTTTTGAGATTGACAACATGTTAGCATCGCAAAACAACTTTGGTTCTTCAGGAGCTTCTTTTGGTTTGTTTGACAATGATACAGACATGGCTCTAAACTTAGGTTTCTCTGGATTCCGTAGAGGATATGACTTCTATAAGTCTGACTGGAAATACTTAAATGATGCTACTATGCGTGGTGGAATTAAAGGTGGAGCGATCAATGGTGTATTAGTTCCTGCTGGATCTACTTCAGTATATGATCAAGTTTTAGGTAAAAACGCTAAGAGACCATTCTTACACGTACGTTACCGAGCTTCTGAAGCTGAAGATCGTAAGATGAAATCATGGGTTGTTGGTTCAGCTGGTGGTGCATCAAATAGCGATAAAGATGCTATGGAAGTACACTTCTTATCTGAGAGAGCTCTTTGTACTTTAGGTGCGAATAACTTCTTCTTATTTAAGTAGGATTAAACTATAAGGAGGGACCGCAATAAGCGGTCTCTCTTTTTTATAAACTTTAAATTAAATTAAAATGAAAAAACAAGCAGTCCTTAAGGACAGAACTTACCGATTACTAGGAGCAACCGCTCCATTAAGTTACTCACTTAACACAAGAAATTCAAGAAGAAAACCATTGCTACACTTTGACGGTCAGTCAAATAGAGCATTGAGGTATGCTTCAAACCAACAATCTCCATTTGAGGATAATCAGGATGGAAATGCTATTTTAGAGCCTGTTGTATTTGAGAGAGGTATGTTGAATGTTCCAAAAACAAATCCAGTTTTACAGGAATTCTTATCGCTACACCCAGGAAATGGTACAATATTCGATGAAATTGATGGAGAGAAAGATGCCAGCGTAGAAGTTGAAGATTTAGATTACCAATTAGAGGCACAAATTCAGGCCCGTGATTTAGGTATCGAAATGCTAGAAACAATTGGGCGAGTGGTATTATCTCTAAACATAGATAAGATGTCTACAGCTGAGTTAAAGAGAGACGTTAGGCTATACGCTAAGAACGATCCTCAAGACTTCTTAGACACCCTTAATGATCCTATGCTAAAGATGCAAAACTTAGCATCTAAGTTAGTTGATCAAAAAATATTAATACTAAAAAACAGCGGCAAAGACATTTACTTCAATATTAAAGGAAACAAAACGAAGCTAATAAGTATTCCGTTCGGACAGAACGCTATCTATACATTAGCTACATTCTTCCAAACAGATGATGGTATTGAGGTCATGACAATGCTAGAAAACAAGTTAGAAGACTAACACAATCAATAGGCCCTCCATTATCGGAGGGTTTATTTTTTTTTAAGTATCTTTGCGTAAATTATTACAAGATGATAAACAGCGTAAGAAACACTGTACTTGCTGTTGCAAATAAACAAAATTTCGGGTATATAACACCAGCGGACTTTAACTTATACGCAAAGCAAGCACAACTAGATTTGTTTGAGGACTACTTCTATAGTTACTCTCAGCAATTATATAAACAAAATGCAAGACGTTCAGGAAGTGGCTATGCAGATATAGTAAAAGGATTAGAGGAGGTTATAGATTCATTCTCGGTTATAAGCACTCCGTCTGACACAAGCGCACCATTGTATCCGTTACCAATAGATTATTACTTAATAAACTCAGTTAGATACGGAACTAGAGAGGTTGAGCGTGTATCAAACAATAAAATAATCCAGCTTTCATCTTCAAACCTAACGGCTCCTAACACAACATTCCCGGCCTATGTATTAAATGGGAATGATATAACGGTATATCCCGACACAATATTAACAGGTATTAAGCTACAGTACATAAGAAAGCCTCTAGACCCTAAATGGACGTATATCTCTCTTTCTGCTGGAGAACCAGTTTTCGATCAGTCTAATTCTGATTATCAAGATTTTGAATTACCAGAATCTGATGAACCATCTTTGGTTGCTAAAATACTACAGTATGCTGGTATATCTATAAGAGAGAAAGATGTTTACCAATTTGGTGTAAACGAGGAGACCGTAGAACAACAAACACAACAGTAAGACATGGCATATATAACAGGATATCAGTACTACGAAAACTCAGGTAATAACTGGGAGGAAGACAATTGGGGTAGTTACCAGTATGTTAACTTAATCGACATTGTAAACAACTTCATGCTAATGTACGTTGGGAATGATAAGTTGATAAATAACGTTGAGAGATATAACGTATTATTTCACGCTAAGCGTGGTTTGCAGGAGTTGAACTACGACGCAATGAAAGAAACTAAGATCGTTGAGCTTACGGTTTGCGACAACTTAAGAATAGTTCTACCACCAGATTTTGTAAACTGGGTTAGAATATCTCTATACAAGGATGGTATATTGAGTCCTCTATCTGAAAACATACAAACAAATTTTGCAAAGAGTTACCTACAGGATAATGACTGTCGTGTTCTTTTTGATATAGATGGAGGTGTACTAATAGGTACATCTACTTTAGATGGAGACAGAATAGACGGTACTCAGAAAACACCTTATTTAGGCGACGGCAAGATGCACGGAAGAATGGGGTATAATATAGACGGTAACTGGGTCTTTGATATGCCGCTAGGGGGTAGAATGGGTCTCAATACTGAAACAGCAAATACAAACCCGACGTTTAAGGTTGACAAGAAAAGCGGTGTCGTAAATTTCAGCTCTCACATGGCAGATCAAACCATTGTTATAGAGTATGTTTCTGATGGAATGGAAAATGGAGACGATGCTAAAGTAAATGTAAATAAACTTTTTGAGGAATTCATATACGCTTACATAAAGTATTCAATACTTAGCAGTAAATTTGGAATTCAGGAGTACATAGTAAACAGGGCTAGAAAAGAAAAATCAGCATTATTAAGAAACGCTAAGCTCAGATTAAGCAATATTCACCCAGGTAGACTACTTATGAATTTAAGGGGTCAAAATAAATGGATAAAATAGAATGAATATAAATAACAACTTTATTGGGTCCAGAATGAACAAGAGTCTGGACGAAAGACTTATACCTCAGGGTGATTACGTAGACGCACTAAACATTAGAATATCTTCCGATGAAAATGGGGAGTCTGGATCTCTTGAGAATGCGAAAGGCAACGAATTAGTTACCTCTTTGACTTACAACTCATCACCACTTGTTGATGCGACGTGTATTGGGGCTTTTGAAGATGGAGAGCAAGAAACTATCTACTGGTTCGTAACCAGCCCTACGGTGGATATGATAGTATCATATAACTTCAACAATTCAACATTAATATACCACGCTATTAGTACGGATGTTTTAAACTTTTCTACTGATTTCAGGATTGAGTCTATAAACCTTATAGATGATTTATTGTTTTTTACAGACAATTTAAACCCTCCAAGAAAAATAAATACTAAGAGGTCTTATCCAAGACCTATAACGGGGCAGGATCAAATAACCGAGGATGATATATCTGTTATTGTTAAGCCTCCTATTGAAGCCCCTGTAGTTGGGTTAGTAGAAACAGCTTCAAGTCAGAATTATATTGAGGATAAGTTTGCTAGGTTTTCTTACAGATACAAATACAAAGATGGGGAATACTCTGCTTTATCTGAATTCTCTGATATTGCTTTTTTACCAAGTTCCTTTGAATTAGATTTCGGTAACTACGACATGACCGGGATGAGAAACAGGTTTAATTCTGCTAACGTTTCATTTAACACAGGATCAAAGCATGTAATTGGAATTGATGTTTGTTTTACGTTATCAAACTCTAACGTAGTCCATGTGATTGAAAAGTTTGATAAATCAGAAGAGGGATGGGGTAACAATGAAATTAAGAGTGTACAGTTTAGTAATCAAAAAATATTCACAACACTTCCAGAGTCTGAGCTTTTAAGATTGTTTGACAATGTACCCAAGTTAGCTAAGGAGCAAACATTAATGGGTAATAGAATTATGTATGGAAACTACACTGATGGCTATGACATTGATACCAACATTGATTATAGTTTAAGTCTTGTCTCTGAACTTATAGGTGAATCTGATTTAACAACAACTCATTTTTATAATGAAAACACTAAATCAACTGGTTTCACGATAGATCTTGATGGTTTAGATTTATTACAGGGGCTCACTTTGTTTGTAGATTTTAATATAATACATTCCGAGTTTGCAGGTAACTCAAGTTACCCATCGACTCCGCAAAATGACTTCCAAGAGAGCTGGTCATTTCAATTTCCAAGGGACTATACTTCTGTTCAGGATTTAGTAACTAGCACCGAATGGAATGAGGCTATAGAGTTAACAGATTTATGGACTAACACTGCTGACGGAAACAGCTTAACCGACAAGTGGTTTACCTCTGTAATACCAGCTAATGGGTGGGCAAAAGTAGATGGAGTTGCTTATCGAGTTGATCCACCTGCATACCTTAATAACCGTTCAATAAGGACTACTTACTCAGGCACTGTAATTACATTTCAAATACCCGGTGTCAGGTACTCGGTAGACCCTCCGACATCGCCTCCAACAGCAAACGCTTTTGAGTTTTTTGAAAATTCAGTTACAATCGCTGGTTTTATTGATGACACTAAATCAAAAAGTTTACATAGCAATAGAGATTACGAGGTCGCTATAGAATATCTAGATGAGTACGAGAGAGCTTCTACAGCTCTTGTTAGTACGGCGAACAGCATACACGTGGGACCTGAACTATCTACTTTTCAAAATCAAATAAGGGTAACCCTAAACAGTCTTGCTCCAAGCTGGGCTAGTAGGTATAGGTTTGTTTTAAAACCTAGTAAGGGAGACTATGAGACTATATACTCTAGGTTCTACTATCAAAGTGTAAACGATGGCGGCGCTTGGTGGGTCAGACTTGAAGGAGATAATCAAACAAAGGCCAAGGTTGGGGATACATTAATAGTTAAGTCTGACTCAAATGGAGCTAGACCAAACCTAGTTAAAACTAAAATTCTAGATCTAGAAGCCTTATCTTATGACTCAGATTATATATCTGACGAAAATGCTCCAGCTGGGTTATATATGAAGTTAAGGGCGACTGGTTACGCAATTTCTAGTGACCCTGAAAGCGAAATTATAGACCAGAGAGCTAATTCAATATCAAGCGATCAATCTGGAGTTGCATTGTGGATGTCTGAATTAGCGGACCCAAATGTACCTGGTGTTTACCAGCCAATAAACGTCCCAGCTGGATCAAAAGTTACGATTAGTATAAGATCTCACAGGGGTGGAACTTACGGGTTTGACTATAGTTTTAGAGATACATTTACGGCTCAAAATAATTACGATAATATAGGTCAGTTTATAAATGGTGAAAACGTAAACTTTACCCCTCCAGATACAAACAGCGGAATGGGAAGCCCTGCTGATGGAGATGAGAACAGGGTTAAATGGTTTTCTTCTGTGGGAGATGCAAGTTTGCTGTACGAATTAGTTCCAAATTCACCTATACAACCAGGGTACAACGGTACGGCTGCTACTAATGATGAGCCTAGAGTAGAAAGAGAGCTGCAAATTAAGTATTATGAAGATCAAACCAACACAAACAATTGTTGGTTATGGCAATCACCAATTAGCGGTGGTACACGTGGTAATAAGGTTAAATGTGAACTGTCGGTCCAGATTGAAAGACCTGGGGACTTGCTTATTTTTGAAACTGAGCCAGAAGAAATAGCTGGTGAGGTGTACTACCAAAGCAGCAAGAGTTACCCTATACAGTCAATAAAAAATAGTAATATAGGTCGATACGGTGTAACTGTTTCAGCAGCTGAGACAAATCAACAAACCATAGAATATACAACACCAGCAACACCAGGAGTTGAAAGTGAAGTAAGAACTACCACGATAACACCAGGTGGCCCTTCTTTTTCGTTTGAGGCTGTAGTAGGCAGTGTTAGTTTATTAACAACTCCTTTATCACCTTCTAACATAACCATAACTTTAATTAGTTCTCAAACGTATACTGGAGATGTGCCTACCCTTGGTCACTATGGGAACGTATCTAATCAATCCCCTACAGAACCAGCGATTATTGATTTGAAACTATATAACTGTTTCTCATTTGGAAACGGCGTTGAGAGCTTCAAGATAAATGATGGAATTGCTACCCCAGGTTTCAGGATAGGGGCTCGTACTACGGCGGTTTCTTTGGAAGACTACAAGGAGGTTAACAGATACTTTGACATAACATATAGTGGGGTATACAATCAACAAACGAACATAAACAAATTAAATGAGTTCAACCTAGCCTTAGCTAATTACAAGAGCTTAGAAGCCTCTTTTGGACCTATAAACAAACTACACGGCAGACAGACAGATATATTAGTTCTTCAAGAGGATAAAATATCTTATGTATTATCTGGAAAGAATTTATTATCTGATGCAGCGGCAGGAGGCGCTATAACATCTATTCCTGAGGTTTTAGGCACACAGATAGCTAGGACTGAAGAGATAGGAATAAGCAGCGACACCGCTAGCTTTGCTACGGAATCTGGAGATGTATTCTTTACGGACTCAAAGAGAGGTATGGTGCTAAACCTTAAGGGTGGATCGTACCAAGGAGAGTCATTAAATATTATATCTACACTAGGAATGAGATCTTGGTTTAGGGATGAATTTTCTACTGGTTTTAATAAAATTAAACTTGGTGGATTTGATCCGTACATGAATGAATATGTATTAACATTTGGTGATGAAGAAAGACCACTGCCCCCTCTATCAGTAGGCTGTGGTACAGAATTAGCTTATGAGGATAAATCCACACCTGTTACATTTAACATGCAGCTAAATGATTCTATAGGAAGTGTGAGTACTGACTATAATTTTACATCTGGGTCTGGTAATATTACCATTGTTTATAACGGAATTGAGATCATTAATTTAGACGTAACGGGGAGCGGTCAATTATCTTTCTACAAAGACATAATAGGACTCAACGAATGTATTGTTACTGTAACGCCAAGTGAGGAGTCTACCTTTACTATTAAAACAAACTGTATAGCAGATAAGTCGCTTACTATTATTCATATTGTCAAGAATACCGACGAGATGAATGAGAAGATAATACACCATGAGTACCAATGGTCTAGCGGAATATATTCTTCTCCAGTATATCAACAAGAGATTACTTTTGATAACGGACCGGTATCATTTTATCGATCTACAACTGGTATAGTGTCACAGGGTGAGTTCCCTGTTGAGGGATCTACAATAAATCTAAGATACGCCCCTCAAATTGGAGACACGGCATCATGGCAGGCAGATAGATTCCAGTACCACCTATCTGATACACTCTATACTGAGTCTGAGGTAGACTTATTAAATCCTCTATTAACTACTATTCCTGAGGTACCGACATCTAACCCTAATAATGTTCAGGGTGAATTCACTTACAGTAATCCTACATCAAAACAATACCTATACCTAGTATATGACTATGTGTCTCCAGTTATAGAGTGTGGTGTATCTGTAAATACTACAGCTGCAGGAACAGGGGCTTATGATATGAGATCAGATTTAGGAACGGACATAGGGTTCGTAACGGTTGCTTTTGAGGGTTACAACACACCGACTAGGCTTCAGTTAGTCTATAATGGGAGTGTTGTAGCAGATTCACTATTTATTGGCGATGTATTACCAGACGCTACTCAAGAGGGATTAATAACATCCTTATCAATACTTTATAGATACAACTATAACGGATCTACTTATGATCTTTCTAATTATGGGCCAGTAAACTATACGGCCGCAGACATAGCTGTATCAGATGGTTCTGAGCTAAGATCTAGTGGAGACGGTACGGGGCAAACAGGTGTTGTCGCAGACTTCCCTTCACCAACGGCAAAAGCCTCAGACGGGAGTGTAAAGTTAAAATTCTTAAAATCAACATCACTACCTACAGAGATGACAATAAGAGTCATAACGGCAGACGGTACTAATAATTGGAGCATGAATGGTGTTACTTGTCCTTCAAGAGCACAAGTCCCTGATGATCAATTTGAGTGTACAAAGGCACCGTTAGTAACGCCAGATGTGGCAGGTTTCTGGAACTTGAACTCAGATGTTGGCGTGGATACAGGAGCTGTTGTAATAACTATGAGACCTAAAGACGTTACAGATACATTGGGGTCGATAGTCGAGTATAATGGGGTCACGTACAACACATTTGTTAGTGATTTTGATGGAACCCATAAGTCAGATACTGATGGTAACTATACATGGGTAGGTGTTACAACTCCTTCAAGCCCACAGGTACGGGATGAGTACACATTTAACAATGGTTCTTTTATAGATACAGGTAACAATGTTAGTCAAGTCGTAGCTGCTGGAGATTTTTCAACATCAAACTTCCCGGCTGGATCTACTACAATACCTAATTACACTATAGTAATACCAAAAATTGAAACTAACATAGAAGCTCTAGACTTTAAGGTATTCAGTGATACAGAAACAGAAATGATAGTTAGATGTCCAAGATTACTAAACTCAGTTCAAGTGGATGGTCCATACGAGTTCCCTAACACTGCAATAAACCCACCAGGGGTAGTGTTTAGAGATTTCTTTACTGTTCACAAGAGTGGTATTGGTACTTCACTACCTTTTTACGTTCCAATTTCAGATGACCCTATATTACATTGCGAGCAATTATTTTTAGACGCAAATGGCATACAAACACTAGAGAAGGGGTATTACTATACAAACGATATAGAGACACCTCCTGAGTTTACTAATCAAGACCAATATAAGATTGTATATGTAGATGATTGGGGAACAGCTTATTACTACACACCAGAGGAAGTAACAACAGAATGTTCTGGAGGTATGGATGTAGCTTTTATTATGGATTATACAGCAAGCATGACAAATGATATAGAAACATTAAAATCTGGTTTTGCAAGCTTAATTAACACTATAGACACTTCATCTGGACAAAATAACTATAGACTTTCTATTGTTACAGCAGATGAAAGAGTAGGTACACCACGTGTACCACCTTATAATTCTTGTACAGACTACACAAATCTACCTTCCGCACAAAAATTAAACTATGCAGGTAGCAATAACCATCAATTATTTATTACTGCTTGGGAAATGTTCCAAGATAATAATGGGGATAGCGCAACAACAGCAATAAATAAGCTTAATGGTGGAGTAGATGGGAACTGTATCGACATGGGTTCCGGAGGTAGTACTCTAGCTGAATGTACAGATCAAGCTATAAGTAAAGTATTAAGTTACAATTTTGTAAACGCATGGAGATCTAATGTTGCTAAATACATTATTGTTGGTACAGATGTACCAGCAGGTGGTGATGATGGAGTTTTTGACGAAAGTGATTGGTTATTTATTCAATCTTTAGCAGCTACAGCTGTAAATCAAGGAGTTAAGATATTTATCCTAGGGAATGGTGTTCTTTATAATCATATAACTCCATCCGGAGAAAGTGTTTATCCATGGAGGTATTTAGCTACTCAAACAGGTGGTGATTGGAGTAGTACCTTTGATACCACAACTATAAATAACCAAATAATAGCAGCTTGTAGCTAATAAACAATAAATAAAATATGGCATATACATTAACATACAGCGAAAAAGCAAAGGGGTGGCCATCGTTCTACTCCTTTATACCTGAGAAAATGATAGGAATGAATAATGTATTTTATTCATTTAAGGGTGGTAGTTTATACAAGCACAACTCTAACTCAAGACCTAGGAATAATTTCTATGGTGAGCAATATGAATCAACACTCTCTGGCGTTATTAATATTGAACCAACCATTGTAAAGAAGTTTAAGACCATTTCTTTAGAGGGTAACGCTGCTTGGGATTGTTCCGTATATAGCGACCTAGAGTCAGGGTATATTGATAAGGATTGGTTCTCACTCAAGGAGGGTGAGCAGTACGCATATATCAGAAGAAGAGCGGATGACGATTCATTTGAGTCTAGATCAGCTCAAGGTGTTGGATCAGTATCAACCGTAGATTCATCTGTAATTACTAGTGTTGTACTTACCTTTACTTTTGACGTAGGAAGTATGATATCTATTGGAGACAAGGTGTATGGGGTTGTTTCTGGAACACCTGAATTTGCAGGCATAGTTACAGCGGTTTCGGGTACAACAATAACTATAAATAGCGATATACCTGGAGCGCCTGATCCACCAACTACAACTATACCTGTAAACGGACAGTTTATAATGTATGTTAAGAACAACATCGCAGAGTCCTATGGGGCTACTGGATACTACCTTGCATATACCCTTACAAACGACTCAGAAAGTTTCGTAGAGCTTTATGGAATAGCATCAAATTTATTCAAGAGTTTTCCTTAATTTTTTGTATATTTGCAACTAATGGAAGTTAGAAACTTAATACATTCTGATTACGATGAAATACTCGTTAAGTGGTGGAAAGATTGGCGATGGGTACCCCCGTCTAGAGATTTTCTACCTGATAACGGTAATGGAGGCCTTATAGTTTATGACGGAGATGTACCAGTTTGCGCTGGATATATGTACGTAACTAACTCAAAAACAGGTCTTTGTGAATTTATAGTTTCAAATTTTCATTACAAGGACAAAGAAAAAAGAAAGGAAGCATTAAGATTGTTAATTCACACAATAGACAGTGTATTCAAAGGTATTGGGTGTAAATACTCATATTCAGTCCTTAAGAATAAATCATTAATCAACACTTACAAAGAATTAGGCTATCAAGAGGGGTCTAAGAACTGTACAGAGATGGTAAAAATATTATAAAACATGGCAGCAGCAACATCAATAATAGCAGGGGGTAGCGCACTACTAGGAGCAGGTACCAGTATACTGGGAGGCTTCGCCGCAAAAAAAGCAGCTAGAAAAGCAGCAATGGAAGCGCAAAACGCACTTAGTAGAGCTAAGAAGCAATTATCTATTACCAGAACAGAGGAGCTACAAGTACCTCTAGAATCTTACCAATTACAACAACAAGCTTTAGTAGCTGGTCAACAACAAGCTATAGAAGGATTGAGAGAGAGCGGACAGAGAGCCGTTCAGGGTGGTTTACCAGCGTTACAGGCGCAGGTACAGGCTGGAGCTGAAGATATAAGACAAGATCAGGCACAGGCCATATATGAGAGAGAGAAGATGATCGTTGAAGAGAAGAAGGCGGCTGATCAGCAACTCGCTAGCCTAGATCTACAAACAGCACAGGGCGCTCAG